CGCTCGATCTCGGGCTTGACAGCAAAACGTATCAAGTGGAGGTCGCACGCAAGGTGCTCGAAGCATACCTGCCGAATCTCGAGCCGGTGACATACGACGCGATCATCAGTGAGCTCGAAGCGGCGGCTGCCGTTATAGAGCAGACAAAGACCTACGGAGATGACGATGAAACGGACGGCGACACAGACAGCGATAGAGGCGTTTGAGCGGCGCATCCGTGAACTCATGGCAGAGGGCTGCACCGTACCGTTCGCTGTACGGCAGGCATACCGCGAATATCCGGTCATGCGCGTGCTGTTTGGCGAGCTGATCGATCAGATACGCGCAGAGGCGGAGCGCGGATACGGCGAGGCATTGCCGCATGGAATCACGGATAGGTTTTTTACGCAGTCATGGACGCCCGATAATCTGACACTCTCGGAGCGCACGACGCGCGGAGGATTCCTGGTGCGGGAGTTGGTCGCCCGGACGATCTCGGAGCAGATCAAAAAGAGTGCCACATACCGACAGGCGAGCCTTGCAATATTCGACGGGTATCAAGAGGCGGGCATCATCCCGGCACAGTCCCTGCCGAAATTCCTGCGGGAGATGACGCAGATTGCGCGGCGTATGAATATCCCGCGCGGCGAGATGCTGGCTATGCTAAAGCCCATCCGCAGACAAATCGAAAAGGGAACGACGGCGGGAATGCGTGCAGCATATTCGCAGCTCATGGACGCATTAGAGACGCAGAACGAAAAAGCTCTGAATCGAGCAATTTTCACAGCAACACAGGAGAGGACGCGCTACTTTGCCGACCGTATTGCACGGACGGAGATGGCGCGGGCGTACCAAGACGGATTTTTGCTCAAGTGGGACAATAACGATGACTGCGTCGCCTACCAGTGGAAGCTGTCGGGACGGCATCCGCGTTATGACATCTGCGATCTGTATGCGAGGGCGAATCTCTACGGCATGGGGCCGGGGATATTTCCGAAGGACAAAGTGCCGCGTTTGCCCGCGCATCCGCATTGTATGTGCTTTCTCAAGCCCGTTATCCGTGGGATGATCGACAACGAAACGCCGATTGACCGCATCGAGGAGGGCGGTAGAGAGTACCTTGACAGCGTCAGCCTGCACCACCGGCAGATGCTCCTCGGGATTCATGGGGAGAAGGATGTGATGGACGGGAAAACCAGCTGGACGCAGAAAGCACGCGGATACGGCGGTAAAAAATTGACAGCAGACTCTCGCAAGAGGGCGCGAAAAGTGGTACAATGAATATAAATCAGATACATACGTTCATTCCTGCAAAGAAGATCAGCGAAGCGGAAGATTACGCAAGATCGATTTTGGGAATACCCAATGTATCGTACAAGGGCTGTGACGTGGATACAGCAAACGCGTGGAACAGAGGGCTTCATGATGCTTTTTCCCGATTCCCCGAGTTGAAAAAGAACTTTGGGTTTGTCGGAGAAGCCCATGAGCGAAATGCGATGCTAAAGCCTGTCCTACGCCAGCATTACGCGGATGATTACAGAAAACGAGCTGCGTGGTTGCCGCCTGCGCAGATTGATCAGCTCGCAGATGCGGCGACGAGAAAAACAATGAAGCAGTTGCAAGTCGCAAAAGGGACTTTGGCAGTGAGCTTTTCTGAATCCAGAGCTCCTTTTTCGGAGTTCCGAGGTGTATCTGTCAATCGAGAGCATGGCAAAGATGCAAAGAAGTTTGCCCAAGTGCTTGCAAAGGATGTTGGCAGTAAATTCCATCCGGTTGGCTGCGATTCTATACGCTCCGTTCTTGACCACGAGATCGGTCATCAGTTGGATAATCTGTTGGGCATTCGAGACATCCAGACTATCAAAGATTTGTATGATTCAAGGACACATGCAGAGTTGAGTGACGCTCTGTCAAGGTATGCTTGGGATAACAAAAACCGCAATAGATATGCTGAAATGATTGCGGAAGCGTGGGCTGAGTATTGCAACAACCCAAAGCCTCGTGATATTGCGAAGATAGTTGGTAAGACGATAGAGGCTGAGTATCAGAAACAATTTGGAAAAGGAGGCGGAACGCCATGACACGGGAAGAGTTCATCGCAGAAATGCGTGTTCGGGGATGGTCGGAAGATGATATCCATGAGAGCTTGATGGCGCATGACGAGATGGAAACCGAAAGAGGGCAAGCGCTTTCTTTTGAGTTGTTTCTTGTTGATAATCCTACACCATCCATCAGGGAATATCGAATTCGAGAAGAGGGCGGTTGGGAGGATGTTGTTCAAGCGTCCTAATCGATCTTTGGTGGCGTGTTATGGCAAACTTCAAGGGGAGAGATATGGTTTGACTATGGCCGGACTGCATAAGGAGTACGGCGCTTTGGGCGGGCAGGTCTTGCAGGTCGTTGACACTGATGGCAAGATATATCAAGGCATCTGTGTTGATGAGGAGTTTATCCCAAACTGCGACACGCTCGCCGAGGAATCGGTCACGATTAAAAATGAGTCCGGGGAATGTATAGAGCTTCTTTTATCAGAGATTGAGAAGATCAACGTTCGCTAAAACCGCTTACGAAAACGTAGGCGGTTTTTTCATGCCCTCCGTGCTTGACGGCAGGGCATTTTTTATGCGCGGGATTGAGACCCGCAAGACTATTTGCACAGGAGGCAGAACATGGAACTCAAAGAGGTATATGCAGCACTGGAGGCTGCGGAGAATGGCGCGGCGATGGTGGAGGCCATCAAAAGCGAGCTGGCGGGCGTCCGGAAGGAGGCGGCAGATGCACGCATCAGGAGGAACAAGGCAGAGGAGGCACTGACTGCGCTCAAGACGGAGCATGAGGCGCTTGCGGAGAAGCACAAGGAGCTGGAGACGCAGCTCGGCGCAGCACGGCAAGAGGGCGCAGGGGCACAGACTGAAATGCAGAAACTGCAGGGGCAGATCGCTGACCTTGCCAAGAAGTACGAGGTCGCGGAGGCGGCGCGCAAGACTGCAGAGGAAAAGCGCGTGCAGGCAGACATCATGGCGCAGACGGTTGACGCCCTCACCAAGGCGAATGCGGTAGACCCGCAGGAATTCGCAAAGCTCATCGCCCCGAGCATCAAAGTCGCCGAAGATGGCACATACGGCTACACCAAGGCAGACGGCTCGCAGGGCTCGATTGCGGACAGTGCTGCGGAGTGGCTGAGCGATAAGGCGTGGGCGGTCAAGGACGTGCAGCGGCGCGGCAGCGGCGACGGCAGATCTGGCGATAACGGCGCAGGTGGCACGGTTGCGGAGCAGTTTGCCACTGCGCTCGGAGGTTAAAAAGAAAGAGGTAAAGACATATGGCAATCAATACGCTTGAGATGGCAAAGATTTTTCAGCAGGAGCTCGATAAGCAGATGCTTGTCAGTGCAACATCCGGCTGGATGGAGGCAAACGCTACGAACGTGAAGTACAACGGCGGCGACACGGTGCGCATGCCGATGATCTCCACGTCGGGGCTTGCAAAGTACGACCGTGACAACGGATTCAACCAGGGCGCGGTAACTCTTGCCTACAAGGACTACACGCTCACGCAGGATCGCGGGCGTACGTTCCACCTTGACTCCATGGACGTGGATGAGAGCAACTTCATCGCCTCGGCGGGGAGCGTCATGGGCGAGTTCCAGCGGCTGCAGGTTGCGCCGGAGATCGATGCCTACCGCTACAGCAAGATCGCAGCACTTGCAAAGGGCGCATCGCACGAGTCGGCAGCATTCACGCCGACGAAGGACAACATTCTCGGCAAGCTCGATGAGGAGATCACGAAGCTGCAGGACATCATCGGCGAGGATGAGCCGCTCGTCCTCATCATGGCGACGCCTGTCCGCACGATCCTCAATGGGGCGAAGGATGTGACGCGCTATCTTGATGTTGCGGACTTCAAGGCGGGCGCAGTGAATACGAAGGTGCGCACCTACAACGAGATTCCGATCCTCTCCGTACCATCGGCACGCATGAAGACGGCATATGTCTTTGGCGACGGCAAGACGACGGGACAGGAAGCGGGCGGTTTCAAGGCGGACACGGGGGCGAAGTCCATCAACTGGATCCTCATGGCACGCCGCGCGCCGATCGCCATCTCCAAGACGGACAAGGTGCGTATCTTCTCGCCGGACGTGAACCAGAAAGCGGACGCGTGGAAGCTCGACTACCGCAAGTTCCACGACATTTGGATTCCGGCGAATAAGCTTGCGGGTGTCTGGGTCAACACGGGCGCATAAGGAGGAACATGATGACAAGACTTGTACGGCTGAACGAGGTGCAGTACGCGGCGACGGAGGAGCAGGCGGCGGGGCTGATGGCGCAGGGCTTTGTCCCTGTGCCGCTGGAGGTGACGGAGGTCAAGGAAGATAAGCCTGCGGAGGTCAAGGAAGATAAGCCCACGAAGGGCAGCAAGGGCAAGAAGGAGAGCGGTGCAAAGGAGGGCGCTGCGCCGCCCGAGGGCGATGAGCAGCATTGAGGCGTTTCGGCGTAATCTGCGGCTTGCTGTCACGGCAAGCGCGGTAGAGGTTGCGACGACCGCAAAGATGGAGCACCGCCATAAGCAACGGAATGGACGCCTCAAGGATGCGGTGCAGACCGCAGTCGGTGAGAGCGGCATGGAGGCGCGCATTTACCTTGACGGTAATATCGCGCCCTATGCTGTCTTCATCCATGAGGGCATCAAACCGCATGACATTTTCCCAAATCGGAGGAAGGCACTGCGCTGGGTGGACGGGAACAAATTCCTGTTCGCAAAGCGCGTCCGCTTCCCCGGATGGGCTGCGGATCCGTTTATCTATGATGCGTTCGAATCCAATCAGGAGACGATCATGAATATATTTGACCGCTATACGGAGCGGGCACTGCGGGAGGTGGAGGATGCTATTACAAGCAGACGCATTACAGGATAGGGACGAACTGCTCGGCGCGTCCGTGACGGATGATCTCATCAAAGAGGCGGAGGAGTATCTGCGTGCGGCGGCGGCAGGTCTCGGCGTTGCGTGGGATGCTGTGCAGCCGACCTACTATGTGCGGCGATTCCTCACGGTCTATGTGTTCCGCGAGCTGTGCATACGCAAGAGCTACACGGGGGCACAGGCATGGGGAAGCGGCGGCGCTGACGATAAGGACAGCTATGCGGGGAA